AGAGATAAGAAGGGTCGGTATATTGCAGATGATAAGTCAACACCGGATAAGAACGAGGCGTACATCAATATCAGTGCTGAATTAAACAAATGATTGAGTTATTCAGTGCAGTATTATTGATTTGTTCAATGGCTGAGGGTGAAAAGACAATTTGCAAGACAGTTGTTTACCCTGCAACATTCGAAGATCATGTTGAGTGCATCAAATATTTGGCAGTGACAGAGAAGCAAAATGGAAGAGAGTGGGCGGAAAAAGACGAGTATGTTGTAAGTTCAGCCTGTATTGATTGGAAGTTTAAGACACAAACAATATGAAGCCTTATTATTACAACTGTACTTTATTAAAAGTAATTGATGGTGACACAATTGATGTAGACATCGATCTGGGCTTTGGTGTAACGCTCTCTAATCAACGATTGAGGCTCTATGGTATAAACACCCCAGAAACAAGAACAAGGGACTTAGAAGAGAAAAGACGAGGTCTGATTGCCAAAGAGAGAGTGCAGGAGTTGTGTGAGGATAAACTAGAGATTCTCTCTCATGGTAAGGGCAAGTATGGTCGAATATTAGCGACTCCATTTAGGAGTGATGGTACAAATATTTGTGAAATGCTTTTGAAAGAAGGCTTGGCGGTTGAATACTATGGCAAATAAAAAATTACAGAGAAAGTCCAAGTATGAGAAGTATGATTTAGATGGTGATGGTACAGTCACAGATGATGAAATAAATCGTCATCAAGAAATGGTCGAGTTAGAGTTGAGAGAAGAGAAGGCAGACTCTCAGAAGCAGATGGCCTGGATAGCTATGTTATCTATGATTATATTTTCTGTTTTTTTGATGTTGCCAATGATGCCAGATGATAGGGTCAAGGCATTGTCTGATCTCCTTGGTTTGTTTTACATAGCACAGGCATCGATTGTTGCTGCTTACTTTGGTGCTACAGCGTTCATGAGTAGACGATAGTGTGCTTGAAGAAATACAACAGGCTAATGCAGCATTTGCAACGATTAAGTCTGCATTGCAGAATGGTCGAGAGTTTTATGATGTAAGTGATAGCTGTGCCACTTACTTTAACTGCAAGAGTATTATTGCAAGACGCAGTAATAAACGGAGTAAAAAGAAAACTGAATTACAGAACTTCTTTGAGTTAGAGAAGTTACGAAAGCAGGAAGAGTGGATTCGGGAGTGGATGATTTATAGTGGTAGGGCAGGACTCTACGATGATTGGTTAAAGTTTCAGGCTCAGTGTAAAAAGGTAAGGGCTGCTGAAGAACGCAAGAAAAAACAAAGAGACAATGCTACGATGACACAAGTTATGAAATGGTTTAAATGGATGTCAGGAGCAATAGCTAGTGTTTGTTCTATACTTGTGGCAGTCATGGAGTTTGTAAATACAGCGGTGAAGCCATAATGTCATTGAATACATTTACCCCTGTAAAGGGTTTGTTATCTAAAGAGTTGTATGGTGTATTGCCAGCAGCTACGGATACCGTACCCTTCAATGCTACTGTCTACAGTCGTGCTAATGCGTATGAACCTGGAGATGTAGTTGATCGGTTTGGTACATTCTACAGGGCTAAGTTATCTGTTAGTCCATTTGGTGCAGGTCTTGGTTTCAGAGAGGCATGGGAGCCAATACCTGATCCACGCAATAGATCGGCTGATGATTTTGTAATACCCAATGAAGCACAACCTTTACCAAACACTAGAACACCTACAACCTTTCAGCCTTTGAATACAACTCCTGATAATGTTCCTGAAGGCACACCAATTACATCAGGTGGCATGATGACATCGGAATCATTATTTCCATCTGCTTCTGACACTGCAACTATTTTACCACCTACAGGAGGTCGTGCTGCTTTAGATTATGAAGAACCAAATCCTTCAGATATTTTTGAGGGATTGTTAAGTCAGTCAACACCCTATGATAAAACCGATGAGTTTAGTTTAGAGTCATTTATAAATTATGGTAATCAAAGATTTACTTCTTTAGTTGACGGTATTTTAGAAGATGAGTTTAACGAACTAACACCTTTCGAGCAGTCAAGAGCATTAGCTTATCCCGTTGATATTGATACATCATCACTTGATGAAATCATTGATGGTAGTTATTCATTTGGTGGTGTTAATTATAATCAAGAGGATTATGTAAAGTCATTATCACAAAGGCGGTTTTTAGAAGCAGATAAAGACAAACATTTTAGATTATATGATTATCTTGACAAACGCAGAGTTTATTCAAGATATAAAGACAACCCTACGTTTACAGGGGCTGATACTGATAAAGATATTCTTAAATTATTTTCAGGTCGCAAAGGTGGTATTGGCATAGAGGGGATATCACGATTTGATGATGATGATCCTTTTAGATTAGCGGTTGAAGCTGAAGCACAGGCAGCAACAAATGTTCTGAATCAGTATAACTTGCCAATGAGTATTAATGTTACAAATGAAGATGGTAAAGAGTTCTTGCTTTATTTGGATACGGGTACAGCGGCTCATGCGGTTGGTGCAGACAAACCCTCTGGTGATGGACAATGGGTAGATTTAGGCGGTGGAGCTGGTAGCTACAGTTTATTATGGCAGCCAATAGATCGCGGCACTTTAGTTCAAAGGGCGATTGGTGGCGCAGCCGAATTATTTGATAGTCCTATAGCACAAATAGCGTTGATAGTTGCTACGGGTGGATTCGGTGAGGCATTAAGGACGGCATCACAAACAATAGACGCAGCTAATTTCTTGGCTGGTGAAAGACCTTTAGAACCAGAAACACCTCAAGGCATTGCTCTTCCAACTATATTTGATGTTCTTGGAAACCGTTTAACGCCACCAGGAATGCCTTCTAGAGATGAAGAAGATTTACCAGAACCAACTGATATTACACCGCCATTTGTGGCAGAACCACCTAATCAAAATGATTCTGGTGGTGGGGGTGGAGCGGACAGTGATGCTTCTGGTGGGAATGCAACGGACGGAGATTCTTCGTCAAGTACAAATCAAACAGATGCTAATCGTGATAGTGACAATGATGGTGTGCCAGATTCACAGGATGCTGCACCTGATAATGCTAGTGTTCAATATGATTGGCAAGTAGAAGAATATGAAGACCCGTGGAACTCTGATTCAGAGTGGGATGATGATTTATATGATGATGTATTGCCTAGGCAAATATATCAGGCAGCAATTGAAGAAACAAATTCTGTTTTGAAAGAGGGTCTGATAGAACAATATGAGGAAATGGGTGGAAACCACCTTGAAGACTTGTTGCAAGGAAGACCAGCAGAAGACATTTATGGGGATTACCCTGTAAAACCACCACCGCCACGAGCAGAAAACACACAGTATGACAGGGAAGCATTTGATCAAGCGTTTCCTGATGGAGCATTTGGTCAAGGATTTGATGATTTAGATACTGATAATGATGGGATAGTTGATTCAAGTGAGCTTGCAGCAGCAGAAACTAATTTTGGAGATGATGATAGTTCTGGTACAAGTTTAGTAGAGGAGTTGACTGATACAAATAATCCTTTTGATGTTTTAACTGATTCAGATGGTGATGGAGTAATAGATACAGAGGATGCGTTTCCTAATGATCCATCTGAACAGGTAGACAGTGATGGTGATGGAATAGGAGATAATTCTGATCCTAATCCTAACGATGCAATGCCTTTAGATGTAGATTCCGATGGCGATGGTATAGGCGATAAAACTGATCCATACCCTAATGATCCTAACAATATTCCTCCTTTATATGATGATGGTAGTATGGATGGTGCAGACTTAGACACTGATCCAAGTAACAACCAACCTGATCCGAATAACAACCAAGATGATTCAAATAATAACCAAAGTGATCCCAACAATCAGGGAGACCCCAATAACCAAGGTGACCCCAATAATCAGGGAGATCCTAACCAAGGCGATCCCAATAATAATGCGTCAGGAGACAATGGTGGCGGTTTATTAACAGGTGATGATTCTACCCTTAATGGTGGTCAAACAAATGGTCAAAGCACTGATAGTCAAGGAGCTTCAGGAACAGAGGATGCAGTTGAAGAGCAAGGGCAGGGGTTAGGAGAAGGCACAGGCACGGGAACAGGTAGTAGCACGGGGACAGGATCTGGCACGGGATCAGGCGATGGTTCTGGTGAAGGCGATGGTGAAGGAGAAGGTCAGGGACAGCAGCAAGGTCAGCAGCAAGGTTTATTTGGACAACCCTCACAAACAGAATCATTGTTTGGTGATTATATGTCAAAATCAACTATAGCAGATGTTGTACCAACACAGATGCTACCATTTGTGTATACCCCAAGAGGTTTATTTACAGGATTGAGACGATGACATATTTACAGTTAGTTAATGCCGTAATGAGGCGATTGAGAGAGTCAGAGGTAACCTCTGTATCTCAAAATACATACTCTGCGTTGATTGGTGAGTTAGTTAATCAATCAAAGCGGTATATTGAAAATGCGGTCAATTGGACTGCTTTGCGGAGTGATGTAACCTTCAATACGGCAGACGATGACTTTACTTACACTATTACAGGTGCAACTGATCGATCAACCATACTAGATGCTATCAATGATACATCTAATAAACGATTAGCTTATAAAACACCTTATGAGTTTAAGAACTTTAAAAATTTGTCTACCTCATCAAAGGGGTCACCATCGTTTTATACTTATAATGGGTTTGCTAGTTCTGCTACACAGATAGATGTGCATCCTACACCTGATGGTGTTTACTCATTAATATTTACAGTCGCTATTAGACCTGCTGATTTATCAGGTAATTCAGATACCATCTCAGTGCCTACAGCCCCTGTTATTGAGTACGCTCATGCTCTTGCAGCGAGAGAGAGGGGTGAGACAGGTGGGACTAGTGCTGCTGAACTATTTAGGCTTGCAGATGTTACTTTATCCGATGCTGCGGCATTTGATCAGGCTAAGAATCCAGAAGAGTTAGTTTTTAGGGCTATTTAATGGCACAGAAGCTACAGAATGTAACGATCTCTGCTCCAGGTTTCTCTGGGATTAACACTCAGGACTCGCCTATTGACTTAGATCCATCATTTGCAAAGGTTGCAGATAACTGCGTTATTGATTCTTTTGGTCGTATTGGTGCTAGAAATGGTTATGAGTTACTAACGTCTGATGATACAAATCTTGGCGCGTCTATTGGCACTGAGAGTATCTTTGAATACATAGATCAGAGTGGTGACATTACTATTTTATCCGCAGGGAATAACAAGATATTTTCTGGTACAACAACAATTACAGAGATTACCCCTGCTGGTTATACCTGTAGTGCAAATAATTGGAAGTTTGCTAACTTAAACAATCATGCGTTTTTATTTCAGAGCGCACATGAATCCTTAGTATTTACCGATGCTGGTGGCTCCAATGCTTTGGCTAAGTTTAGTTCGTTTGGATCGGCATCGGGAACAGCACCACAGGCTAATGAGGTTATCAGTGCGTTTGGTCGGTTATGGGCAGCAGATGTTGTAGGTAACAAGCATACAATATTTTTCAGTCATTTGCAGACAGGCTATCAGTGGACAGGTGGTAGTTCAGGAACATTAGACCTAACAACTGTATTGCCTGGAGGTGCAGATGATGTAGTGGCTTTAGCGGCTCATAATGGACGTTTAATTATATTCTGCACAAATACTATCCTTGTTTACGCTGGTCCTACTAATCCTGCAACTATGACGCTTGAGGATACGATTATTGGTATTGGTTGTATTGCTAGGGACTCAGTAGTGTCAATTGGTAGTGATCTTTTGTTTTTATCTGATTCAGGTGTACGGTCATTGGGTAGGACAATACAGGAAGAGTCTGTAGAGATTGGTGATCTGAGTCAAAATGTAAGGGATGATTTACTAGGTGACATAGCAAGTGAAACAGGCAATATTAAAGCTGTTTACAGCCCTGAAAACTCATTTTATTTGTTAACCTTTCCTTCTACAGAGAAAGTATATGTATTTGATACTAGCAA